CGTTAAAACCTGCTGCAACTCCTTTGTCTTCAAAGAAGCGTTTGTATATCCAATGCTCTTTAGTTACAGGATTGAGTATAAGTATAATTCTATTCTGTATTTCTTTTTCTCTAATACTCAAGTCAATAGTGTCAAATATATCTTCATCAATAAGTTCCTCAGCTTCATCAAGTACCCAAGTGCTTATTCCCTGTAATGACTTTAGACTTGCTGTCTGATTACCTGCTGATGTCTTGATACCTCTAAATAGAATGTCTGACTTGTTTCCTAAATTTAAAACCTCAGCTTTGTTTACACTAAAGATGTTTTCAAACCCTAACAGACTTATCTTTTCTAAGAACTCAGGAATGATTGATAAGTGAGCTGATACCATTGTAAATCTTGTAAACAATACTCTTATGTTTTTAGACATAGTAAGTAAAGTTAAAAAGACTGTAACAGCAAAAGACTTACCTGAACCCCTACCACCTGTTATTATAAAGTATCTAGCGTCAGAATTAAATAGAGGGTTATATTTATTACTCAGTATCAGTGTCTACAAATGTTATTAAAGGTACATTAAGACTTTCATCATTTGTTGTAACATCTACCCTTTGTTGAGGTTTACCATAAAAGTATTCAAAGAACAGTTTGACTGCCCATTGCTCTTTCTTGTCAATACCACTCTCTAAAGACTTCAACGCCTTATCGTTCATTGGTGTTAAGTTCTCTATTAACTTTTGTTCTGCTGCCTTAGACTTTCGCCCTGCACCTTTCCTTGCACCGCCATTGTTTATTCGTTTATCCATAATTGAAATAGATTGATTATTCAATCCGTATTATATAATAGAAATAATTGTTATTTATTTAAAACATAGTTAATTGCTGCTTATGTTTTTCAATTCTTTTCATAGCTGCTTTATAATACTCTTTGTCTAATTCACAAGCTGTTAAGTCATATTTAAGATTATGACAAGCAATAGCTATACTACCACTTCCAAGATGTGTATCTAATATCTTATCTCCTTCCTTTGCGTAATTCATTAAAAGCCATTCGTAAAGTTCTTTTGGTTTTTCTGTTGGATGTATTCTTTTTATTTGATACTTTTTTTTAAACCCTGCCCATAAATGGTCATACATATTACACTTTTTATTAAAACTACTCCACGCAAGTTCTGCCATTGACAAATACTCTTTTATGTCTGCTTTTTTATTCCAAACTATCCATCCCTTTGATGGTTTAAGATACTCTGTAAAATAATTACCTCCCCATATTATTTGGTTTTTACTTACTCTTTTTAATTCATCAAAGTATTCTTTTTTAGGAATAGAACTATCATCAAAAGTTCTATATACTTGGCTATTTGGGTTTTTCCATTTAGCTGTCGGTCTATCTGCCTTATTTCTATCTCCTGCTTCATTAATTCCATAAGGAGGGTCTACTATCGCTAAGTCAAAGTGATTGTCTTTATACCTAGCCATCAACTCCATATTACATTCGTTAGTTATATTCATTCGTATTCATTTGGAAGCATAAGCCTTATCCCTAAGTCAGTTAGCGCCCATACTCTTACTTGTTCTGTGTATTGCTCAAATTGTTTAGTGTTTAAAGCTGTTGTACTTCCTATTTTATTTATTGCTATTTGATTATCGTTAAAACTTATCATTTCATATTCAGACAAGAACTTAACTCTTAAAGCGTCGTGCATTTCATTAGGAAAATATCCTAGTTCTTCTGCTAGTCCTTGTACGATACATTTCCAATAGTAACTGTTCTGCATATTGCTTCTTGTGTTTCTTTGTTTCTTTACACTTACTATGTAGTCGTTCTCTAATTCCTTCAGGTAACTAAATAGGCTTTGCTTATCTCTTTTGTCTTTTATTACAAACTTCATTACTCAGCTTTACTTCTTATCTTTTCTGTTGCTCCTTCCCAAAGCTTATCTCGTTTCATACTTAAAGTAGGTTCAGTTCTTTTAAGGCTTGGCATACCGTCTGTTGGTCTACTATCCATATACTTACCACAACTGCATTGAGCTTCTTTGCATACCCACTTCTTATCTCTTAGGACTATTGTAGCTTTGCCAACTTCTTTTTCTTCTTTACCACATTCGCAAGTGTATAGTGTCATTTGTTATTTGCTTAATCTGTCTAATTCAAAGTGCAGGTGATTAATTGCTTTCTGTATATCTTGTTCAGCAGGATTACCTTCTTTTTTACCTGCTCTTAATAGATAACTGATTGCAGTTCCTATGTTGTAGCTATCAGGTTGGAAGTCCTCTACTACTTTTCTTGCTGAGTAACCGTACTTCTTTCCTGAGTAGTAACTTGGTTCAGGTGTTGATTTGTAATCTACTTCAATTGGTGGCATAGTTTCTATATTTTTGATTAGTTTATTATTCTGTGTCATTTCTTAATAGTTTTAAAAGTTGGTGCGGTGTATATATTCTACTGTCTCCATCATAGTTTTCAAAGATACAAGTAAAGTTATCGTTCTCCCAAGTCCAAAGACTTCTGACGTTATTTTTAATATGACTGTTTAATACCCATTTAATTGTTTTATATGTTCTTTTCATATCTATTGTTTAAGTTTAAAATACGCTAAGGGTTCACAAAAAAAATAAGAAAATAACTGCATTGTTATTTAAGTTAAATTTAGCCCTTAGCATATTCTTTATATAGTTTTTTTATTCCATCAAAGCAAGTTGATATACATGAACCACAATTTGTTCTATGACTGTAGTTAGTATTGTATATTGTATTGTATGTTTCAATCATTCTCTTTTTAGCTGCTTGGTCTTTTGCTCTACCTGTTTTTAAGTCTTTCCACATATCTAAAATTTCATCTACTATTTCCTGTGGTAAACTTTCAGGTGTTTCTATCTCTGTTGTCTTTTCCCACTTCTTTTGACTACACCCCATTGGAGCTAGTCTTGCTTTTATCTTCATAAAACAGCCGCAGTCCTTACAAGTTCCTGTAGGTTTAAAATAATAAATACAAGACTTACAAATAGTTATTCTATCTTCATAGACTTCATTAGGCACAAAGAACTTATTCATATTATGAAGGCCAAATTATTACAAGATTATTCATTCAATTCTTTTTTAAGTATATCTCTTACTTTATCTATTGTAGTAAATAAACTGTTTCTACTTATTCCTGTTTTCTTAGCAAGACTGTCTAATGTCTCTCCTGAGTAATATAACTCAAATATCTTTTTATCGTACCAAGTTTGTTTATCTAATACTTTATCTATTTCTTCAAGCCTTTCCCATTTGTAATTATCTTCTATTTCTTCAGGTAAGTTGTATATACTTTTATGAAAAGCGTTCTGACTGCTTGAAGCTGTATAAACCCCTACTAAATTAGTATAGTATTTTTTATACTTATAATAAAAAGGACTTCTTACACTTGTTAAGCTTCTTCTTAATACTACTGCACCATAACCTTTTATTCCTTTGATACCATCTTTTTCATAAACACCCTGTAAAGTCTGAGGGTTCATCTGAAGGAAGTATATCATAAGTTCCTGTACTGCGTCATTAATAGCTTCTTCATCTTGCGTTATACCGTAACACATATTTCTAAAGAAAGAACTTAGTTTAGATATTTCTGCGTATATATCAGTCATTTATTTGTTCTAAAGCGTCAATTTTATCTACTACTTCAAATACCATTTCACTAAGCACAACCTTATAAGCTCTTATTATTGAAGCGTTTGTTTTAGTTTCAATACCTGCAAAAAAACCATTAGTAGCTACTGATAAGTTTATTGGTATTATCATTAACCAATCGTACCAATTATTTTCTCTTGCTCCTTTACCGTAGTTGTTATGATATTCCAAAATAGTTTCTACTACATCTAAAAAATTATTGTATTTTGTTTTAGAACTTACATCTTTTGCAAACTCATTACACATAGCTATATAGGTTTCTATTATGTTCTTGTGTTCCTCACTTGCGTAAATCGGTTCTATCATACGCCAAAGATATAAAAATTGTTATTCAATTCCTTTTTCTTTTTTTAACTTTTCAACAAGTGATTTGTAATAACTTATTTTTTCTTCATATTCTACACGACTTATCTTTAAAGTTGTTCTAGCTAAGTGTTGCAGTTCCTCAGCCTTGCCTTCTCCATACTTCCCATCTAATGCTAACGAGAATTTATACTGTTCACCCCAAGCATATACATTACATTTAACACATTGCACCTGACAATTCTCCTCATCAAATCTTGTAGATAAATGTTTTCTTGACTGAAAGTGTCCGTTCTGCATACCTTCTTTGTAGTGTCTTACTATTCCACAAGTGAAGCACTGACAATAACCGAACTCGTTTGCTTCTCTAAGTCTTATGTAAAGACTAAACCACTTGTCAAGTTCCTTTTTTAATTTACTGACTGTCTTCTTCAATTCTTATCAAGTTTTTAATTAATACTTTAACGATTTGTTCTTGGTCAAAGGTGCTTCCTTCTCTGACTGCTCTACCGCCATAATAAAATATTCCTTTTAAGTTATTTATTCTTTCATATACAATAGCATTATTGAAAGCCCATATAATAGCTACAGGTTTACCACTATTGACTTGAAGCTGTTGAGCTCTTACTATCTTTCGCATAGCAACAATTACATCTTGTCCGTCCTCTATATTCTTATGAACTCCTTTTACTTCTGCAAATCCTGTTATCTTTCCTTTATTATAAAGAACTGCGTCTATGTGAGCATACTCCTGATGTGAGCCATAAGTCAAATCAAAGTGGTTGCAAAACTGAGTTAAAGCTTTGTTCTGTCTTTCTCTATGTGCTTTTCTTTCAAATTTCATCTTCAAACTTAGAACAAAATATTGCTTCTAAAATACAAAGTACAATTATTATTCCCCATACGATTGTTAATATCTTCATTTTAATTTTCTTATTAGCCACATTACAACGGCTGTTATTAATACCCAACCTATCATTTTATGCCCCATATTTTCTTATCTTCTTCTGTAAGATAATTATCAGCTTCTAGTTTATCTGTATGTTTTTTAGCTTCTTTATAAAGTTTTATATTTTTTTCTTCAATATAATTTATAAATTCTTCTTGCCAATCTATCCTTTCGCAATTCTTTCTATTCACGTCAAGTACGTGTAATAAGATTTCTAATGGTGCTGTTTCTTTTTTTTTCATTTTAATAATTTTATTGGTTCTTGATACCATAAGGTCTTTCCTTTTGGCTTTCCTAATGTATGCACTTCATAGTAGGCATTGTCTACTAACTTCTTCTGAGCATAAACCCACTTGTAAAAAGTTCTGATATTTAAAAAGGGTTCATCTTTCCCAAATCTTACGCCCTGTCTAAAAGCGTCCTGAACTTGGTTAAAAGTCATA